CTGTCCTTGTGTAACAGTTTCGCCAACTTTAACTAACACCTCAGATAAATGTCCGTAAAGAGTTTGATAGCCGTTTCCGTGGTCAATTTCTACAGTCTTACCATAGTCTGAACCAGGGCTTGTATTAATAACTACTCCACCTAGTGATGCATGGACAGGAGTTCCTACAGCACATGGATAATCTTGACCTGTGTGACTTCCACCAGACCATAAATTTCCTGTAGCACCGTAAGGTGTTCCAACACCTCCATTAGTAATTGGTGAAGAAGGAGATGCACTACCACCACCAGTGCTACTAAAAGATGCACCGAATCCTGGAGTACCTCCACCTTTACCACCGTAAGGGTTTGCAACACCACCAACAGTACCTGCTGCTACACCAGCAAGGGCTGCGTAAGGGTTTCCTGTGGCTAATCCAGCAACACCGCCTTGACCCGCGTCAAATAAAAGGTTTGCGATATAACGCATTTCATCTGGAACATCTGCTTTGTTAAAAAACTTTTGTACTTGCTCTAATCCCATATAACTTAATCCAGCAAGTCCTGCTTTTCCAAAAAGACCTTTTATTCCCATCTTTCCTGCAGCACTTTTACCACCAGAAAGAGCACCTTTAATACCTTTAGCACCTAAGAAAGCACCACCAGCAGTCATTAATCCTTGAACAATTCCACCACCAGCAATACCCAGACCCATTCCTGCACGTGATTCACCCATACCGCCTAAAAATCCTGATGCCACTCCTGCAGTACTAGCCAATTTTTCTAATGCAGGGTTAACTGTGGTCTCAATTAAATCGGCTGCTGCTTTAAGTCCCTTTAGTACAGGTTCGGTATATGTATTTAAAACTGATGTATCAGAGGTTGTAATACGCATTTTATCTTTAAGAGGGTTATCTCCATAACCTATTTTTGATAAATCAGTTTGTTTTCCTGCTACTCTATCAACAGAGTATTGCATAAAAAGTTGTCTTTGGTCTTCCGTCATTCCTAAATCAGTAACTGCTTTATTAAAACCACCTGCTTGAAAACTGTTCATAGTTTCTTCTACACTCATTTTTCCTTGACCTTGAGTGAGACGACTGTAGAGTTGACCAAAAATTTCATCTTGGCCTCGAGCCTTACCAGTTTTTGTATCGTAAGTGCTAACACCTATGTTGTATAAACGAGATGAAAAATCTCCTTGAGTAAAGCCAGACATAGCAACCATAGCGTTCTCATTTGCCATGTTCATGTATCGTGCAGCACCACCAACATCTCCAACTAAAGCGTTGTATTGAGCACTTCCTGGCATAATGCCTCTTGCTGCAGCAATACTTGCAATATTTGAAGAAGAAAGAGTGCTTGTAACACCGCCCGCTAAACCACCAAAAGTGGCATTCATTATTGAGGTACGACTCATACCAGAACGAAGAGATGCTCCGTAATAGTTACCAGCACTTGCACCAACTTCGGCAACTCCTGGCATTGCAGCCATTGCTCCAGCAGCAATACCAAAAGTTGCTTGTGCAAGTCCTTGCCCAACTCCCAATAATTTTTGACCACGGGTAGGGCTTAATCCATAGCGAGTAGCCTCCATACCTTCTCGCATAGCAACTTCTGCAGTGTTACTGGCTGTTTCTTGCCCACCAAAAGTAACTTTACCCATGTGAGGCATTTGGCTAGTATTGCCAGAACCGATATGGCGGTCACCGCCACCCTTGGCAGATTTTGCTTTTCCAGCAACTCCGCCCATAGAACCTTCAAGGCGTTTGGTAATTTGCTCAGCAGAGGTCAGGCTTTTGACAATGCTGGATAACAATTCGTCGGTTTGTTTTAACGAATCATTTAATTCTGCCACGTCAACTCCTTAGTAACCTTCTTTAGCAAGTGCTAACCAATTTTTTCGTTCTCTTACTGAAAGTTCTTTTATCTCAGTTAAGGTCCAACCTTGGTGCCTTTCCGATAGTGCTAACCATTCAGCCATCAAAATCGGATAATGCGATACTTTAAAAGCGAAACAAAGTTCCTAAATTAATAGGAGTCTTTACCTCACCTTCGCAGTCAGGACAAGGAACTGAAATATCTTCAAAAACTGGTCCAATTGCGTGGTTGTTAATTGCTTCTCCAATTAAGCGTCTGTCACTAATGCCTAAGTTTTGAATCTGCCCTTTACCAATAACAGGGCGACCATTAATCTTAAGTATGCAGTTTTCAAGAAGAATAGTTGTCAACTCTGACATAGTTTTGTCGGAGTTATTTACCAACTCTTTTTGACAATACCCTGTAGGTAGTGTCACAACTACTTCTCCACACTTAGCGTTTACTATAAAAGTAGGGTCATCAACTAGAGTTCTTACCTTTATGTCTTCGTTTATATCGATTGTAACTGGCTTAAATGCATTGCATCCGCCACAAAAACCCTGTAGTTCTGGGTGATTACCAAATGTTGCTTTGTAAATACCCAGCATTACGGTGTCTCTGTCGCCAGCCAACATCGCATCTAGTGCTTCTTCAGTTGCAACTTCTTTTCCAATTTTTACAGTTCCACGGCTTAAGACTTGTAGAAGAGCCTTTCCAAGATTCTGTGCTCTTGCAATTGACTCTTCATCTTTTCCAGTTAGTTCACGAACCTCAACTGTTGTCACGCTCTCCCCAGCAGCATTTGTATATCCGCCAGGGAGAGTAACGTGAACATCAGAGGGAGGAGTAACTACAACTGACTGTTTTTCTTTTTCAGGTTCTGCCAGTGCTTGTGCAACCATTTGGTTAACAAGGTCTGGATTTTCGGATGCTTTTACGGTTTGAGTAGACATATTATTTTCCTTTAGTTAGTTAGTTACTGTCCGTCAACTGCTGGTGCAGAGACAAACTTCTTAGCAGCATCAAATGAAGAGAATGAAGTATCAAATCCTTCGTGAACAAGTGTCATCTGTTCAACAAGGAGTGAGTTATCTCCAGCATTAAGGTCTGAGTAAGCAAGTGCTGTAGGCCAGCAGTTGTAGAACTTAAACCTCATTGCAGTTTGTTCTTGTGAACCTGCTGCAATTGTCTCTTGTGAGATTGGGTGTGGAAGAACAGAGATTTCAATATCGCAACGGAAGTTTTGATTGATAGTTCTGTTTCCACCATTTTGAACTGTGTAGAACATGTTCTTCATCCAGTTCCAGCCTGACTTATTTCCAATCAGTACGCCTCTTTGCAGAGTAAGCGGTTGGAAAGAAGTTTGACCAGGAATCTGGTGAACAGTCGTATTGTAGCCACCTTCACGATAAGGAATAGAGTCTGTGGTTACAGCCATTCCCGAAACTGAAGTAAAGCCCATAGTTGTTGTTGTTAAATCAGACAGGTTAGTGTCGTTTGAGTTCAATGGAGAAAAATTGACCAAAAACCTAAAGTTTCTGATTGGGTCAGTCGCAAGACTAGACCTATTTTTATCTACAAATGCCATTTTTAGTTAGGCTCCTTTTCTTAGTTTAAGGTCTTCTGGCTAAGGTTAATAACCACGAATTCCGCAGGGTACTGCAAGGCCACACCAACTTCGATGCGAACTTCGCCACTAGCGATAGAGGCTGCAGTATTGTTTTCAGCATCGCACTTAATAAAGTACGCGTCTGCAGGAGTATTTCCACGTAATCCTCCTTGATTGCGGTATTCATTTAAGAAGGTGTTAAGGGTTGTATTAATACGACCCCACAACTGCTCATTGTTATTTTCGAATAACGCAAACTCTGTTAGGTTTTGCAAACTCTTGCGGATGTAAATAAGAGAACGACGCATATTTACATACTTGTTTGCTGTTCCGTCTTGCTTCAAAGTACGAGCACCCATTACGGATATACCTGCACCTGGAACTTGACGAATTGGATTTACAGGAAAAGAAGCACCGTTTAACGAGTCAAGTTCTGAAGTAGTAAAGGACTTCTCTGTGGCAACCACTCCAGCAACATTTGCTGTTAAACCAGCAGGTGCTTTAAATGGACCAGTAGTTGCATCAGTTCTTAAGTACAAACCAGCAACTGCTCCTGCAGGACCTACTTTACGTGTAGCACCTGATGCTACGCCAAGAGGGTCTGCTATTAGAAGTGAAGGATAATAAACTGCGCCATAAGTACCTGCTCCGCCAAGTGAATCAGCAGTAGTAAGTGCTTGTGCAACAGTGTTACCTGATTTTACTTCTCCAACGAAGAAATCTTTCTTAGAAAGAACAATGTAGGCTGAAATATTAGCAGCCATTGCTGTAGCAGCACTTTCTGTAAACATTTCGTAAATGCCTGGTAACCAAACTACTAGAGGTCGGTCAAGTAGGTCTAATGCTCCAGGAACGCCAGTTGTGCTTGCTTCATAGTCAGCAACAACAACAGCATTTCCATTGCTTCCGCCTGTAAATGGAACAACAGCAGTTGAAGGTACGTTAACGTTATCATTTACTACAGCAGTAAATAGTTGTGAAACAGAGTTGATTACTGTTGATGCGTAACCGTTAGCGGTTGGCGTTGCAAAATCAAGGTTTTCATACTGCTCTACTAAAACATCATCAGTAATTGATGAGGATGTTCCAATAATGCCTTCTTTATAGATGGCAACTGTGAATGTAGAGGGTACTGAACCACCAGAAACTTGAACACGGTAGTTATTTCCGTCAGTTCCTTTATTTTTAGCGGTTAGGGTAAGTACAGTTCCAGCACCAGAAGAACGTGGAACTACGCCAGTAGCAGCAACTGCTCCTTGACCAATAATTCTTTTAACATAAAGTTCTCTTCCACCATTTTGGAAAAAGAGGGAAACAGAAAATGTTGCTGGGAATAGTGAGTTGTACCCACCAAATTGTCTTGTAAAATCGTACCAAGAGTTAACCAAGGTTACTTCTGTTGGACCTTGGGCAAATGGTGCAGCGACCATACCAGCAGCCTGTGCTGTTATGGAGTTAGTGATTGGAGCAGGGAGCAGGACTTCACTGATGTAAATTCCTGGTCTTTTATAAACTGCCATGATTTCTCCTATCTAGGTTGTTGGTAGAGGGTCCGAGTATTAGCGAGATGTTTGTTCGTAGTTGACTCCGATACGTACCTGCCTTGGAGCAGGTTCAGAACCAATGACTTTAACTTTTTGTACCTTATAGAACTCTTCATACAAATCTTGTGGAATTTCACTTGAAACACGCACAGTAATTGCATTTACAAACAGGCGTTTAGCCTGTTCTACAACATCTCGCTTTGAGACATCGAGAACATCAAGACGACGGACGGTATCGTCATTACCGATTAAAGTCGCATTACGAAACTTTAATCTTGAGTAGAGCAGTTCAGCAAGAATCTGTCTATCATGTCGAGGTTGACGTGAATACGTCGTTACCTGGTAATCAAGGTTTACTGGAATTGGGTAATCAATTTGCCAAGCCTTGTTACTAGGAAAATTTGCAGGCTGTAAATAGGGAGCAGTAGTTTTATCTACTTTTCCTCTGTGTGAGCGAGCACGGTCTTCTAAGATGTCAATTAAATCAATAGTAATAAATGGATAAGTCTGGTCTCTAAGTTCAACGTCAGGTTGACCAAACCACACCTGCACGGGACGACCAATTTGTTCATTGTCTGCTCGTTGGTCAGTTACAAGAATGCCCTTGAGTTTCTCTTTGAGCATGTTGTCTTCTTCTAAAAATAAAGGACCTAATGTCATAACACACCCCTTAAAGAAGTCTTAACGCTTTTTAAAAGAAACTTCTCTGCTTCTTCTGGTCGATTAGAGAAACGACGAATAGCACCAGTTGGTTGACGGTTAGGAGTTCCAAACTCCCAGTTGTCTGCCAATGGCTTATATTTGTCAGGGATGTTAATACTTAGGTGGTTGTTGGAATAGGAGACTTTTATAGCCTCAGTAACATCAGGGTTCCAACCACTGGCTCGTGTTTCATTACGCAGTTCAAGCGTCATGTACTGAGCGGTTTGACGTGCTGCTTTTAAAAATGCTGGCTTGAGTTTATTTATTTGTCTCACGGCGTGACTTCTTTGAGTTGAAAAGGAGTTTAGTTCCGACATACCCAGCCAAAAGACCAATTACAAAATTATGCTGATTATGCGGTTTAAAACCATACATACCTTTTACGAACTCATCACGCTCACTGGCAGACTGCATCTCAGCAACCTGTTCGTACCATGGTGTAGACATAGAAATCCCCTTAAAGCAGCAGTTAAATCAGCAAGTAAAACAGCAAGACCCGCATGGTTCTTGCTAAGACAAGGATAAAGAAAAAGCCCCCAGTCGGGGGCTTAAACTTTAATTCTTTTAAGGATTACATACCCTTTTTACGAGGTAATTGCTTCTGAGTCTTACCTTTTACGCCAGAGCCTTTTTTCATAGACTTTAACGCTTGGAAGTCTTTGCCTTCAATTTTCTTAGGGTTTCCAGCAACTTTAGCAATTTGCTTTTGCTTAGGGGAAAGTTCTTTTGCCATAGGGGTTACTTCTTCTTCTTGTCTTTGTCTTTGCCCTTTAGCATAGAGGCTTTCTTTTTGTCATCCATAGCAGAGCCTTTACCCTTACCAAATCCAGCCTGACCCTTTTTCTTACCGCATCCGCATACAGCACACATGCTCTTACTCGCTTTCTAATGTAGTAGCAAACCGAAGGAGGTCTTCGGCAGCAATCTTAACGAAAGGTAGGATAGATTCATGAGCATCTAACTCAGCCTTTAGGCTCCCTAAAGAAGCAATGATTTGTTCTTTAGAAAGAGCATTATCTTTTACCTGGTCTTTTAAAATTGTTATCTTTGCAGCAAGAGGGCGTAACTCTGCTAGTGCTGCAGCGTTGTGCTCATTCTCAGGAAAATTAACTAATCCCTGCA